GCCGACGGCGATGGCGGGGCCGACGGCGATGGCGGGGCCGACGGCGATGGCGGGACCCTAGGTAGGCGCGATCTGGTTCGCCTTATAATTAACGCCATGCCGTGTAAATTATGGGTTGACGCATGGCGCGGCGATGCGTAAAACCATCGTGTCACAACGAACCGAAGGAACCGACGCTATGACGCAATTTGACTGGCCATTAGCGCACGTTGGTAATCTGCGCGGCTTCAAGATTTATGTTCGATGCGGACAGGGAACCCGCCGGCCGCGTGATGGGTTCTTCGCCTATAGCGAGGTTCACAAGCTCACTCTTCGCGCGCCATACCGCTACGCTATTGAGGTGAAAATTAGGGAACTTTGGCACCACACAACACGCGGCGCATAATGCGCCGCGTGTCACAACGGAAGGAACGCAACATGTACAATCTGGAAGTACCGTCCATCGCGGAAACGCAAATTACCGGCCGCTACCTGACCGTGAGTAAAGTTATTCGCGGTATTGAGTGGCAGATGGATTGCGACGCCGCCGCGCGCCCATTGGCTATTCGCCGCAACGGCAAACCTTACCCTACGCTCCCAGTGTTGCTGAACCCAATGCACCGTTTTGCGCGCCGGTTCCTCGGGGCGCGTCCTGGTGGCTCAGCTAGGCCTCCTAGGACGCGTCAGGAAGCCCCTGGGCCGCTCAGTGCGGCTTAGGGGCTGCTTGCGTTGCGGCGGCTGCCAGCGCGGCCCGTAGGGCGTCCCGCTGGTCAGCGTCCAATTCGCTTGCGTCCACATTAGACGTGTTGAGCGTCACGTTGCTTGTGACCTCGCTTTGCACGCGGTCACCGTATTTTTTAGGCGCCAGCCGCGCGGCTCTAAATTGCATCGCCGAGAGACGAACGCGGTCGGCATTTGCCGTCTCGGGCGTCACATTGCGTTGCAATAGCTCTATTTCGTAAAAAATGTGATCAGCAAGGGCTTCTCTTGCCCGCGCGACGCGGGAGCCAAATTGCGGCTCGTCATCCATCCATCGATAGACGCTGGTCACGCTTGGCATCCCGGCATCGGAGAGCACGTCTCGCAGATCCCGGCCACCGGCCATCTGCTCAATGATGATGTCGGCCACAGCAGGATCATAGACCGAGGGGCGTCCTACGCGACGCTTTGCAGCTGCCAGCGCCTCCCCATCCCGCTTGCCCATCCTGCCACCCTCTCCAACCGGTCCTAGCCGCCCCGATACTTAGCGCCACCCACCGCCACCCACAAGGGCGGCCACACAAGATCGTTGCGCCCGCACTGTGAAGACGCGCGCAAAGCCAGGACTCAGGCCGGTTTCAGGCTTCCACACTTTCGGCTCTACCCGCACCCAAGACGACATGACTGGTATCAAAAAGCCCAGCATTATCAACCACTTAACCCCTCTTTTACCCATTACTCCCTGACTTTGTTAAATCCGTATGTGAGAAGTTAACCTATATTATATGATATGTATTATATATTATGTATATTATACACACACATACATCATGTATAAGGATATGCACCCGGGTAAGGGGGAAGTAGGTAAAATGCCCGTTTTCCCCTTTGTTTTCAATGACTTACCTGTCCAATGGTTGCGCCCGCGCTTTCGCGAGTGTGGCAGTCTCGGCCACCAATCCCCAATGATATCAATCGCTTAACCCCCACACCTGGTAACGGAACCGACACGAGTATGGGGGCATTTTTACCCTGTTTGTTACGCTTAAATCGAAACGAGATATTATAAGGGTGCACCACATATTACCCACCATATAACATACATAATTACTCATAATAGCTATTGCGCCCGCTACCGCTACCCGCTAGAAAGGCGTTGTCACATTGAGAGGCAGGCATGACTGGCTTAACGCTGGCGGGTATGACGATTGCGGCGCCTATTGGGGCGTCGGCCAGCGGCTCTATTATGTGTACGGAAGCGAGGGCGGAGAGGTGTATATCCGCGCTCGCGACAACGCGGCGGCAATCGCCAAGGCTAAAGGGTAGACGCCATGCACTATCACTACGTTATCGCCGACAACGGCGACACCATCGGCTATATGCCGTTTTGCGGTGACGCATGCCATCGCCAATGGTGCGCGGACAACGGCGAGGAATACGGCGGTTGGAATGGTTGCCAGGAAGGCGGAGACTACCCGGAATGGTGCGAGAATTGCGGCACCTTTGCGGGCGGCCAAGCGCAGTGCGATCACCAGCTCAGCAACATGGTTGTGAACCGGTTTATCTGCGACACTGACGAGCGTTGCGAGTGTGGCCACTGGATCCAAGTACCCGTAACCCGTAGATAAGGAATAACATCCATGTCACTACCCGCGCACCTATTTGTCAGCGATTGCGACGGCCACCTGTACGATACCCGCGAGCCGGATTGGTCAGGACGCCCGCCGTTGCGGCGGCACTATCAGACCCGCCCGCGCCACCTGCGCACGGCGGCGGATGTTAAGGCGGCGTTGCGCGCCGGTCGGCGGCTACCCGTTGTTTTTTGTGGCCGCTGATGGCGAGGCGCTATCGTTTAACGCGGTGCGCGACAACCTGCGGGAGGTGCTGCCAGCCATGTCTCAGCCATGGGACCGCAGCTGGCGCGTTGTAAACGTCGATATAAATTACGAAGACCCGGAATTGTGCTGCGCCCATACTGGCGAGCGTATCCCGTCCGCATATGGAGAGGAGTAACCCACATGACCGAACGCACGTTATGGGACCGCAAGATAGACGGTTTTACCGTCACAGCGCGGGTTGAGTATGACGATACTGATAGGACGCCTTGGCAAGAGGAGGATGGCCACGGACCTGTCACAGACTGGCTTACACGGCCGAAATACGCGGGCGAACGGGTGTTAGCGCAAAGCTACAGCCACCGCCGGCATTATGATTTTGCCGAAGCGTGTCGCATTGCGTATCGCGATGGCTGGGGCTGCGTGGGCGGCATCCGAGAGGGAGAAACGCGAAAAGCCTACGCAGCGCGGGCGGCGGAAGAGGACTTCCGACGGTTGCGCGCGTGGTGCCGGGATGAATGGTATTATGTCGGCGTTGTCCTGTCAGTATCCCGCGGCGGCGTGGAATTAGACAAATACGCGGCGGCTCTATGGGGTATTGAAAGCGACGCCGAAGCGTATATTCTGGAAGTAGCGGAAGAGCTGCTTTCAGGCGCTATTGACGCCGCCCGCAACGCATTGCAAACCGTAAACGAAGGAGACGCGACATGAGCCTAGATATTCGCGGCCTGATCGAACGTTACGAAGCGATTGAACGCAAGGGCGGCGAGGAAGCCGAGGCGCTCAAAGCGCTATTGGAGGAGCTGGAAGGCCAGGGCGGCGACGAGAAATGGCGCGGTGCGTGGTATCCATTAACGCTAACCCCAGATAGCGAGTGGGTCAGCTACGTACGCGACATGCTGGATGACTGCGGTTATATACCGGCGGACTTCCCGTCATGGATTGCGATCGATTGGGAAGCGACGGCGGCGAACGTACAGGAGGATTATTCCCCTGTGGATTACGAGGGCGTCACCTACTGGTACAGCAACGGTTGAGTTGACATTCGCCGCCGCGCCCGGTAACGTCCGGGCGTTGTCACAATGAAAGGAATAACGATGATCACTAAAGACCAACTCGACGCTCATGCTGCATGGGTTAAGGGCGAACCGGGCGGCGTTCGGTTGTCCCTGTCCGGCGCTAACCTGTTCGGCGCTAACCTGTCCGGCGCTGACCTGTCCGGCGCTAATCTGTCCGGCGCTGACCTACGCGGCGCTAACCTGTCCCGCGCTAACCTACGCGGCGCTAACCTGTCCCGCGCTAACCTACGCGGCGCTGACCTGTTCGGCGCTGACCTGTCCGGCGCTAACCTGTTCGGCGCTGACCTGTCCGGCGCTAACCTGTTCGGCGCTAATCTGTCCGGCGCTGACCTGTTCGGCGCTGACCTGTCCGGCGCTAACCTGTTCGGCGCTGACCTGTCCGGCGCTAACCTACGCGGCGCTAACCTGTCCCGCGCTAACCTACGCGGCGCTAACCTGTCCCGCGCCGACCTGTCCGGCGCCACTGGGGTCGTAGACGCTGGCACCGACCTGCGCGGCTACCGCTTCATAGGCGTACGTCATGACGACGGTTGGAGGATCGCGGCCGGTTGCAGGTGGTTCACGATGGCCGAGGCGCGAGAGCACTGGAAGGACAATCCGGACGCTCTTGCACGTCTGAGCGTGATCGAGGCGCAGTCATGACTGATCGTAACCGCACAGCTTGGAACGTCAGTTTGTGGCTGAACAATGATGAGCCACTCTATCGCCTTGCGCAGTCATACGCGCGCCGTATCCGTCGGGGCGGCCTGACCGCCACGCAAGCCGCCCGTGACATGCGGGAGGCGTTGCCTCGTTGCACCCCTGACGGCTACATTTACACGGTGCCCGCGCTGAGAGCGGCGCTGACTGACCTACGGCGGGCCGAGTGTTGAGCGAGATGGACCCGCGCGGTTTACGCGAGGCCGCGCGGGCGTTCCGTTTATTGGCTGATTATGCGGAGGCTAAGGCGCAAGCCATAGCTTACCGCATGGCGGGCCAAGATGGCAAAGCAACGCGCCTTGAGGCGCAATGCGAAAGGATATATCAGCAACTGCCGGCTGATGCGCGCTGGTAAGGATGTCACAATGAGAACAGCACCAGACAAGCGTCGCAGGTTCAACACGCTGCACTGGCTGTGGACATACGAGGGCAAACGCCAGTTCTATTGGCGCCTCTTAGGTAACTCTCCAATGTGGGAGGACGCCGCGAACCCAGGTCACTACGTCAGCGACGAAGCCGCGGCGCTGAAGCCATACAACTGGATTTATGCAGGGAGAGTGAAACGGCCATGATCACTAAAGACCAACTCGACGCCCATGCTGCATGGGTAAAGGACAAACCGGGCGGCGTTCGGTTGTCCCTGTCCGGCGCTAACTTACGCGGCGCTGACCTACGCGGCGCCAACCTGTCTCGCGCTAACTTACGCGGCGCTGACCTGTTCCGCGCTGACCTGTTCCGCGCTGACCTGTCCAGCGCTAACCTGTCCCGCGCTAACCTGTCCCGCGCCAACCTGTTCGGCGCTGACCTGTCCGGCGCTAACCTGTCCCGCGCTGACCTGTTCGGCGCTAACTTGCCCCGCGCTGACCTGTCCGGCGCTGACCTGTCCGGCGCTGACCTGTCCCGCGCTGGCCTGTCCGGCGCTGGCCTGTCCGGCGCTAACCTACGCGGCGCTAACCTGTCCGGCGCTAACCTGTCCGGCGCTAACCTGTCCGGCGCTAACCTGTCCCACGCTAACCTGTCCGGCGCTAACCTGTCTCGCGCCACTGGGGTCGTAGACGCTGGCACAGACCCGCGCGGCTACCGCTTCATAGGCGTACGTCATGACGACGGTTGGAGGATCGCGGCCGGTTGCAGGCGGTTCACGGTGGCCGAGGCGCGAGAGCACTGGAAGGACAATCCGGACGCTCTTGCACGTCTGAGCGTGATCGAGGCGCAGTCATGACCCACCATCGAGCCGCAACCCTGGCCGCACTGTTGGCGCGGCATTATCCTGATGCGCCACTACTCGCCGTAATCTCTACTGTAGAGGCGCTTCGCACGGCGGCACGTAGCGCCCTCAACTACGAGCTTCGCCGGTGTAATTCTGGCATGAGCGAGCGGGGCGAGGAGGCGTGGCGGCAGCGTTTGGATCGTGAAGAGGCCCGGCTTAATGACACGTTGACTCATTCGCTGCTGCGGTCGCCCGCTTACGATGGTGACCGCGGCCCTCTCCATAACCAGCCGGTTACGGTTAAACTCGGCGGAGACCCGCGCGGCCCGTGTGCTTACTTAACGGTGCCGGGTCAACACGGCGACTCAGGAGGATGCGGGTATGCGGTTTATTGAGGTTCAGGTTGCCCAATGGCGCCTGATAGCCGCCCGTGACGCCCTGACCGTCGCCGCCCGCGAAGGCCGCGTTACCCTGGCCCTCCAAGCGGAGAGGGCAGCGGCGCACGAAGACTATGATCGGCAGGTGCGGGACGCCTGCCTAGGCATGGAGGACTAACCATGATCGACCTAGCCACCTTGTGGGATGACGCCGCTCCCATTCCTGACCGCCTGATGAGCCTAGCCGAACATCTATCTGGCCTGCTGGGCGCGAAGGCTCTCGTTACCCCGCTGCTCGACATCATCGGAGAATTACACTGCATTACGATCACTCATACCGCGGCGGGCGCATCCCCTACGGCTTCCGACTGCGCTCTGGCGCAGAAACCGGACTAGTCCCGGACCCCCACGAACAGAACGCCGTGAAGATAGCTCGCGGCCTTGCTAAGCGGGGCCTGAGCTTGCGCGAAATTGGTGAAGCCCTCGACCGGATGGGCATGCATGGCCGCTCCGGTTGGTGGCATCCTACTCAGGTGTCTCGCATCATAAGAGGAAACAAATGGCTCCCTCGATCCTGACCGTAACCGCAGCTGCGGCCCTGACCGTAGTTGCGATGGCCCCCAGTGTGGCCGTCGCTAAGGGCAAGCCTTGCGCTCACAACCTCGCTAGCTGGTATGGCTCGCATCATGCCGGCCGGTTGACTTCCAACGGCGAGCGGTTCAACCCGCGCGCTATGACCGCTGCCAGCCGCCGCTGGCCCCTGGGCTCTCGTGTGCTGGTGTATGCCAATGGTCGCGCCGTCGTGGTCCGCATCAATGATCACGGCCCCTATCATCATCGCTGCCGGGTGCTTGACCTATCGTATGCAGCGGCCCGCCACCTGGGCGTTGCTCACGCCGGCGTTGTCCCTATCAAGACTTGGAGGGTCGATTGATGCTCGCGCCCGGTCAGGTTTGGGATCCGGAAAACACCGCCCGCCTTTCGCGCGAAGTGCTGCGCATCGGCCCCCGATACTCCGGGGGCACGGCGGGAATATTCTATCGAGTGCTCGGCACCGATGAGACGGATTACTGGTGTCACTTCTCAGGGTGGTCGAAATGGGCGGCTACAAACCGTTGTTCGATTTCGTGTAAGCGGCGGAAATATCTCCCGGCCTAGTCATGGCCGCCACTCGTGACCCCGGCTTTACCCATAGCCGGGGCCTACGACCGTCCGGCAGCACCTTGTTGTTGGTTCGGCCTTCCACGAGGTGCGGATGCCGGATGTAGCCTAGGGACGCCATGATGGCGTCCCATTTGTTCTGAGGCGCACGTCCTCGGAGTTTCCGAGCCTCTAGCATAATCCCTAGCCAATGCGACGAAATGAAGCCGCCGCTGAAGCCAACATCCTCGCTTTCGATAGCCTCGGCAATAGCCTGTTCCGCCGGTCCTCGGCTGGCGGCGATAGCTTCCGTCGTGCTCGACGTGAACGGCGCCCGGTGGCACAGCGTCGCGGGGTTGAACTCGTCCGGGATCTGATAACTCCGCAGGTAGTGGTTCCAGAAGGCGAACCCGTTTTCGTCTCGCGCCCAGCGGTAGAGGTTCGGGAAATACTCTCCGCCCATCCCATCACGCACGAGGTGAACGGCTTCCTGCTGTTCACAGAAGAAAATGCCGTAGCGGCGGTCGCCCAGGCTCTTAGGCAGCGCGTCCTTGTGGTTGGTGTTAATGAGGATGTTCGCGCGGTTGTCCCCAGTGTACTGGTTCTCGCCTTTGCGCTGGATCTCAATCTCTCGGTTCGTGATCAGCACCTTCAGAACGTCGGTCATGTCAACGCGGTCGCGCACGGCCAGCTCTTCGACCACAGCAAGCAGCTTACCTGTGACCCACCCGTTGAACTTGTTTGCCAGGTCATTCGCAGCGACCATATGGCAATGGTTGGAGCCCACACAGAAGCGCAGGGCCTCGCTAAGAAGGCTCTTGCCGTTGCCCTCGCATCCTTGGACTACAAGCGCCCACTGAAACTTAACGCCCGGATACTGCACCTGCGCAGCGTGCCAGGAGATAAGTATCTGCCGGTCCCGTTCGTTCGGTATCATCTTGGCGATGTGATCAAGCATCGGAGATACGTCGCCCGGTATCGCCAAAGTTTTTATCGGGACGTAGGTATTATACAGCACTTTGTCCGATATATAGACGGCGGAACGCGACGGCAGTTCGGGACGGAAGCAAATACCGTCAGCGCGGGGGTGATGCCAAAACGGGTTGTGCCCGAACGCATCCCATGCGCTTCGAGTTGTCTTGCCGGTCTCATCAATCACGAAGTTGTGGCCACCGTACCGGGAATTAGCGTCGAACTGCTGCTTCGTCAGCAGTGTTCCGTCCGGCGCGGCGACGCGCTCTAAACCCTCAATCCAGACGCAGCCGGCGAAGTGCTTAACGTAGTCATTAGCCCCGATGATCTGACCTAAGCGGAAGCGTTCGGGCGGGGCGCTCTCGTCATCTGACGGAGCGCCGCCTGTAGGGTAAGCGATTGTGACCGCCCCCTTCGCGTAGACATCCCGCGTTATTGCGCACACGCCTAGAACCGTGCGATATATGTAGTCTTCGCGGAGCCACTTTGAGCGCACTAGCGCCGACCGTTCCATGAGCCGGCGGATGCGTTCGCAATCGCGGCCGGTCCAGAAAGCGAGATGGCGGGCTAAAGCAGCGTCAGCCTTGGAAGCGTCATAGGCTCGGTTCTGGTTTCCCTCAGTGTCGGGGAAGAACTTACCGAGCACCGTCTCGTCAGCCGTCCACAGTGCCGGGAATGGCGCGACCGCGCCGAACCGGGCGCCAGGGCTTTGCCGCGTCATGGCAAGCTGAAGCAGCTCGTCATCGTCCGTTGGCCCCGACCATTCCTCGCACGGCGTGTCTGTCCAACCGGTGTGATCGGCCTGCCCTCCGCCGTCAGCGCGCGGCGGGAAGTGCTCGGCCGCAAGCGCCAGGATCTCTGGCGTCTCGGCGTCCATATCGCCAGCCGCGGCGTTACCCGTCAGCGCGATGAACCGCCTGTGACTGAACAGGTCGACGCCGAGCAAGGTCTTGCTCTTAACCGAGTGCGGCGGCAGCGACCCTTTACCGATGATATGCAGGCCGCGCCCGCTCTGACTTATTTCGACATAGCAACCGGCGAACCGCTGGCACAGCTCGGTTGCGGTCGCAGACCACTCCCCACCGTTGTATGCGCCGTCGATGTCGATGGCCCAATGCGTGCGTTCGGGCGGCAAAACATAAGCCACGCCGTAAGGCTTACCCCACAGCGCGACGACCAGTTCCGCTTGCGCTCTCGGCACCCAGTGCTCGGGTTCATGCGCGCTGACAACTTTACCGGTATGCGGCGACACCGGTAACTTCTCCGTCCGGTCATTTTCGCCGGGAACTAGTTTGTAAAGCAGATACGGCACGGCAACTTAAATCCCGTGCTTTTCGCGTAGAGCTATCTCGCGCTCCAGATACCATCGCGCTTTGCGCAGGTCTTCCACACCGGACTTAAAGTCTGCACGCCATACGTATTTGATGACGTTGCCGAGATTGAAACTCATGTGCTCCACGACCTGGATGCACTCGATCCCGGAGGGATGTTGGTTGTAATGGTCGGGGTGGTCTACGTTGTCGCCGCTCATGTCGTTGCCTCCAACAGCGCATTTGCTGCCGCTTGTTTTAACGACATTGGAGCCGCGATGGCAATAGGGTGTCGATGAACTAATCCCTGCGCGATGACCGACAGATTGCCGTCATTGACGGCGCGGTTTAACAGCTCCGAATGCCATTCGGACGCCGACCAATACTTAGACAGCAGAGAAGGGCTGCAACCGATGCGCGCGGCTACCATTTCCCGCGTGACATTTCGGTATCCATGCACTTCGGCAAGCGGCAACCCAGCGTCGAGAAACTGTCGGCACCGTTCGTCAGGTTTAAGATGCGCGCCCATCAGGGCCAGTCCCCCGTTGTGAACGCGGCATCGCCGCCTAGAGACACCACAAGGTCAATCCACGCTTGCTGCGCTCGTTCTCGTGCGTTGTTCGGGTTGTAGCGCCACCCTTCGCGTTTTATTTCTCGCGAACAGAACACGCCGAGCGTGCGCCCGACGTGTTCCGGCGTAATCAGGACTGGATTAATCCCAATTAAATCGCCCGACTTGACCACCTTATTGAGAGCGGTCGAGTCGTTTGCGAGTCCCCATCTAATGTAGCTGCCGTTTTGGAGCGTGCCCGCGCCGACGTTGTTCCGCCACAACCGAGCGCCAGATTGTGACGCGACGAGACGAACACGAGCTTGAACGGCAGCTTCATCCATCGCCGGCGATTAGGCCGCAGCCACGCGCCACAAGCGGAACGTGCCGTCGCCCATTGAACGGGTCACGAACTTATAGGCCGGGTTGATCTTGGAGAATGCAGTAGCGGAGCGCGCCGCGGCGTTACGAGCCTTGTCACTTGCCAGAGCAAACGATTGGCCGACTTCCATCTGGCCGAACGGGAAACGATGAACCGCCGCACGACCACGCGCCGCCGGCATCGGAATATCACCCTGAATTTCGTACATATTAATCCCCTCGGGATGCAACACGCCCCACCATGAGGCGTCTCACTTCAAACAATCACAAGTCTCGCCGAACGGTCAAGCTACTATTCCGTTTGCGTTCAGGACCGCTTGCAGTTTGGCGCCTAGCTCTGCTGCTTCTTTCGTTTTAAGGGTCTGCGCGGACGCCACATCAACTCCAAACTCGTGGAAAAACCGCCGGTACCCTTCACTGTCGCTACGCCCGAGCGACCGCTGCCACCCCGCCCACCATGCGATACCGTTCCGCAGGTTCGTCTGCGTTTCGACCAGCTCTCGGTGGCGCTTGAGTATCGCACCGCGTATCTCCGGCGGGGCATTATGCGGTATCTTAGGGCCGCGCGATAGGTCCGCTTCTCCCCGAAGACGGGCAAGGAAGGCGGCGTCCATTTCCATCAGATCCCCGTCCACATGCTCGGGCGCCGACCGCGAAACAGGCTCCGGTGCGTAACCGCAATACGGACACGCTTTGTGGAAGCGTTCATAAACCCCGGTGCATTGAGGGCAAGCCCGCAAAGGTATATCGTCAGCCGACGAGCGGGCGCGTTTGGCCCGTCGGTCAAGGGTCCATTCCCGGTGGCCGTCGGGCAGTCCATGCCGGATGACGTTCCCAACATGGTCGATGATGATGGCCTCAGTTTTCCCCGCCAGCGGGCGAAGAGCGCGACCGAACTGTTGAGCGTACAGGCCGAAACTCTCGGTCGGGCGACCCATGCTTACCGCTTCGAGCGCCGGCAAATCGAAGCCTTCGCCGAACAGATCAACGTTGACGAGCTGGAGGATTTCACGAGCCGCGAACCGGCGCAGCGCCGCGGCCCGCACGACTTCCGGAGTTTCCGACGACACGCATTCTGCTGGCACCCCTGCGGCTCGGAAGCGTGCGGCGGTTTCCTGGGCCAGCTCGATGCTGACACAGAAGGTAACGCCGAGTTTACCGCGAGCGATGCGCAAATAGGAGTCTACGATGTCGCCGGTGATATGGCTTTTACGAGCGGCGTCTCGTAGCGCAGTTGCTTGGAAGTCCCCCGTTGCGGCCGAAATAGGGACGTTTGACAGGTCGATGTCAGAAGCCGGGGCAAAGATGCGGTAGTCAGTTAGATACCCGTCGTTAATAAGGTCTCGCATTCCCGGCCCAACGACTAGAGCGTCCATCACGCCGTCAGCGTGGCGCCCTAGCCCTTTACCATCAGCGCGCATTGGAGTAGCAGTGACGCCGAGGCCGCGTGCGTAGGGAAACAATTCAACCGCTTTTCCCCACTTATTTTCGCGGAGCAAATGGTGTGCCTCATCCGTAACCCAGAGGGTAACGCGGTCTCCCCACGAACCTAGGTCTCGTCGGGTAATGGTGTCGACGCCAGCCACAGCGCAGGCCGCGTTGGCGTCATAGTAAGACCGCCCATAGTTGGCGATATGAATGGACACGATTTCTTTGATCAGAGGCGTCGGTGCGATAATGCGATGGCGAAGCTGTAACCGGGCCAGCGTGTTACTCATTTGGCCCACCAACTCTCTGCGGTGGGCGATAGCGACAGAAGCACCGTTGTGCTTCCGTAGGATGCCGCCGAACACCACGGTCTTGCCGCCGCCTGTTGGGAGCACTGCGCATACATTTCGCGCCCCGTCGCCCCAGGCTTTATAAATACGAGCGTCAAGATCCGCTTGATAGTCGCGATATTCCATAATCACCCCTGTTGACGGCGTGGTGAATTTAGGTTAGACCGCTTCTCACGTCAACACTGGAGAGGACGTTATGACCGTCATTAAGATCAGCCTAAGCGCCGCGCCTTCGGAGCTGCGCGATGTCGCTAATCTCTTGCTCAAATACGCCAGCCTGGGCGACGAGCAAATGGAATTGCCGTTACGTTATGCCCCACAAGAACCGCTTGTAACCCCCGCGGGTTGGGTTCCTGCGCCGGAAGCCCCTGCTGCCCTCGTGCCGGCTCCGTCGGCGGTTGTTGATGCTGGCGGTTTGGATGCTGACGGTTTCCCCTGGGATGATCGCATTCACGCCAGCAGCAAGGCCAAGAACGCGGACGGCACGTGGCGCCAGCGACGCAATCTCGATCCGGCTATTCGGGAACAGGTCGAAGAGGAACTGAAGGACAAGGGCTTCGGCATGAAGGCCCCTGTCCCTGTTGCGCCGCCCGCTCCGCCTGCCCCGCCGGTTGAGGTTGCTGCGGCCGCACCTGTCCCGCCCGCTCCGCCGGTTGAGGTTGCTGCTACCGCACCCGTTCCGCCGGCGCCACCGGTTGAAGCTCCTCCCGCTCCGCCGGTTGAGACCGCGCCGAACCTCACCTTCCC